AAATCAAGCCCAGCTTGCCCGCCATCATGATAGGCATTTCAGCTTTACTGAAGCCCTTGCGTGGGCGCGGGTTAATCTCGCGTTCTGCCACAATGATAGACCGACCGACAAAGCCCTGTGATGCGCTGTCGCCATCCATAAGTCCCTCAAACGTGCTTGGCGTCGTGAACCCCATCAACGACAGGAAGGGCCGCTCCAAGCCGTTGTCAATCATCGCTAGCATACGTGACGCGCGTTCAATCCTATCTGTGTCGTCGTCGTCCTCTGCCTTGGCCAATGCGCCTGCATATATCTTGCGCAGATCCCGCTTAACATCGCCGGACAACAAAAATCGGCTATTGGCCTTGGAGTAAGCCGACATGATGACACCAAAAACACCCTCAAGATATGACGCGCCGCCCCGCGTTTGAGCGTTCTTTACTTTGGTTAAAAAGATGCCGATTTCGTCAACGTTATAATAGGCCGCTTGATGCTCAATAAGATTGCGCACAAGTTCCTGTTCAGACTTAATACCGCCCTGCATTGCCTTTTGAACCCCGGCTGCAACGTGCAGGTCAGTAAACGCCTGCATGACCGCCTCTTTGCCTGTCGATGATGCGGCAACACAGAATGACAGCATGTTAGCCGTGACGCCATCATGAACGTCATAGTGAGACATGCCGCCAATGTTACCTATTGCCGTGATAGCAGACGCCACGCAAAGCCTGCGTCGTGGATAGCGGCACTGCCCATCAATCCAGTCTGTGACCTTACCAACAAATCCCGGCGGTGATGCCAGATCAATATCGGACACATCAACAGGCAGGCCAAACTCATCGTCTTCTACGTGCGCCGGTTCAAAGTCGTCATGACGGGGAACAGCTAGGGCCGCGCCTTCGTCAAAATCTGCAAAGTCGTTGTCTTTAATCTTGGCTAGCTCTGCCTTGCGGGTCTGCTCGCGGTCGTCTGCCAGTTCATCGTAGGACTTGCCAACGGCATAATCAGAAAGGCTCCATACATTATCGGTCATTGTTGGTTTATCCAATCTTTGAATTTCTGCTTTGTTTCTGGGTTCATGCGGCCATATGATAGCGCAGCCAGCTTGCGCAACTGCTTATCCAACAATGGGCTTTCAGTAAGCGCACCAATAGCCGCAATAGTATAGGCTTCTAACTCATGAGGCGCGGCACAGTCTGCCCACAATGATGCATCCCGGCGCACCTGTTCAGACACAAGTGGCACGTCAGGATAGCCAGCGCCGTATTGCTCCATATAAGACGCCGCCGCAATCATCGCTCCGCCAGCGTCGATGCCTTGCGCATTGATAAGCGCGCGCAATGCAATGTGTGCCGCGTGTTCTTCGTCAGTCATGGCGCGCTCATTCATGATGCGGGGCCAGATAATCAGAAAGCGCCTGCATGGTTTTTAACGTAGGGTTTACCTCTTGCCCGTTCTTGATCTGCGAAAGGGTGTTGCGGTTTATGCCTGTCTGTGCCGCAACGGATGTGAGGACGTGCATGTTTAGCGCCTGCCTTATTTCGTCCATAGATAGCATTGGGTTTGCCCTTTATTGTAAATCACTGTCATTTATATCTTGCACACGTCAAATCATTATGCAAGAAAGAACACGCAGAGTTTGAAGCGTGTCTCTGCCACGCGCGGCACAATGTGCCACTACATAGAGAGGTAACAGATGTCTAATCTGTTGAGTGCGGTTGAAAAGCCGCAGGACCGCCCCGCGATTATTACCGTTTGCGGTGACGCGGGCATGGGTAAAACGTCGCTTGCTGCGTCATTCCCGAAACCTATTTTCATTCGCGCAGAGGACGGCTTGCAGGCAATCCCAAAAGACAAGCGCCCGGATGCCTTCCCCGTTGCGGGTGTGGCTGACGACGTGTTTAACCAGCTTATTGCCCTTGGGACCGAGGAGCACGACTATCAAACGGTCATCATTGACAGTATCACAAAGCTGGATGCAATGTTTGTGACAGACGTTCTAAAGCGTGACGGCAAGGCCAAGAGCATCAACCAAGCGTTAGGCGGATACGGGGCAGGACAAAGCGCAGTCAACGCCATGCATGGCCGTGTGCGTAACTTCGCAGGGCGGTTAAACACTGCCAAAAACATGAACGTGGTTTTTATTGCCCACGCCAATGTTGAAACCATGCGCCTGCCAGATACTGACGACTATATGCGCTATTCGTTGCCGCTACATGAAAAGGCGCGGGCGCACTATGTTGATGATGTGGACCTTGTTGGATTCATTCGCTTGATGACGTATCTAAAAGGCGACGAGGGCGACCGTAAGAAAGCAATCAGCACAGGGGAGCGGGAAATCGTTTGTCATGCAACGGCGGCTTCGATCAGTAAGAACCGTTTTGGCCTCACTGACGCAATTAGCGTTAAGCAGGGCGTAAACCCCTTCGCGGGCATCCTGCCAGGTATTCCAGCACCAATTGAAAAGGAAAGTGCATAATGTCATTCTGGGAACTTAGCGACGGCGGCAACGCCAAAGACACAGGCAGCGATTTTGAGGTGCCAAGCGGCGATATGACGCCAATCCCTGACGGGTCATCCGTCATGGCAATGGTTGAAGATGCCAAATGGGCAACAAAAGACGACGCCCGCTATATTGAATTGAAATGGGGCGTTGTTGCGCCTGATCAATTCAAAAACCGCAAGGTGTTTCATAAGCTATGGGTCGGTGATCTTGAACCGCAGACATTGCAGCGCGGCGAAGACAAGGCCAAGGCCAAGCGGGACAAAGCGCGGCGAATGCTGGCGGCTATTGATGCCAACGCTGGCGGCAAGCTGATGCAGGTTGACGGTGTGCCAACTGACGATCAACTTGCCCTGCATCTGTGCAACAAGCCGATGGTTATCACGCTCAAGACGTGGGAAATCGAGAACCGTGATACTGGCAATATGATGTCTGGCAATTGGGTTTGCGCCGTTAGCGGCAAGGACAAGGAATTGCATGTCAGTGACGCACCTGCACCAAAGGCGAAGCCCAAGGATGACTGGGGTTCTACGCCAAGCGGATCGGGTAAGGATAGCGTAGATTTTGACGATGTGCCTTTTTAGGGACTAACTGCCCGCGCTGCGAAGGTGTGCAGCCGCTTACCCTGAGTATTCAGAGGCGCAGCGCGGGCAACTTTTGAAAGGATACCAGACAAATGACCAAAGAACAATTGGAACTAGAACGGATGCTAAACGAAGTTTTCCGCAAGGTGCTTGGGGATAAGTGGTGATGGAACAGCGCAGCCCAGAATGGTTTGAGGCACGGAAAGGCCGCGTTACGGCAAGCATTGTTGGCGCTATCTTGGGCCATGCGCCATACATGACGCGGGCGGATGCATTGCGGTCTATGGTGCGGGCAACGCTTGGCGCAGAAAGCGAGTTCACGGGCAACGTGGCGACTGAATACGGAACGTTCCATGAAGACGGCGCGTTGCTAGAATACCGCATGGAGACTGGGAGCGATATTGACGCCGTGGGGTTTATTGCTTGCGAGGATTGGGCAGGGTTTAGCCCGGACGGGATCGTCAAAAGCAAGAACCGTGGACTTGAGATTAAATGCCCATACAGCCTGCGCAAAGGCGTCACAGATGAAAAGGGTTTCAAATCAATTTTTGACGAAGATTTGGCGCACTATTATGACCAAGTGCAATTCAGCATGTGGTGCGGCGGATTTGATTTATGGGACTTCTTTCAATGGTGTCCGAATGCCACGCGGTTAGAGCCTGTTGATGTAGATCAGGCATGGCAGGACGAAAACCTGCCAAAGCTACGTCAGTTTTATGCCGAATATCTGGACGCTCTGAAAGAACCGGACGAATACCTTTCTCCCAAGCGTGTCACGATTGACACGCCAGAAGCGCAGCGGATCGTGTCAGAATATGACGAACTGCAAGAGGCTATTGAAAACGCTACTGCAAGGCGCAAGGAATTGCTTGCGGAAATGGTGCGGATGGCGGATGGCAAGAACGCCGATTTTGCTGGGCGCAAGCTGACAGAAACCAAGCGGGCCCGGTCGATCAGCTATGCCAAGGCGTTGAAGAAATACGCGCCTGATGCTGACTTAGAGCCGTTTAGGGGTAAGGCGTCTTCGTCGTGGGGCTTGAGATAGACACCGAGACAATCAGCAAGTCAAACGACTACGCCAATGACCTGATTGATAGGATTGCGGCGTGTCGTGATGATGCAGAGGTTGTGGCGCTATGCCAAGAGACTGAAAAGGCCGTGATGAAGCTGCAACAGGTCAACCCGGCGCGGTTTCACCACATCATCAATCTAGTGCAGCTTAGGCGGGCAGACTTTACACGCGCCGAAAAGAAACGGAACCAAGAGCAACAGGAACTTTGGTAGATGCTAAGACCATATCAACAAGAAGCCCACGACGCCGCGATTGACTGGATGCGGGGCAGCATTGATCCGGCGTTGCTGGATCTCGCGACAGGGGCGGGCAAGTCACACGTCATTGCAGCGATTGCGCGTACGATACACGACAAGACAGGCAAGCGGGTGCTATGCCTTGCCCCGTCTGCGGAACTGGTAACGCAGAACCGCGCCAAGTATCTTGAGGCAGGATATAAGGCCAGCATGTTTAGTGCGTCAGCGGGCGGTAAAGACTTGCGGCATCCAGTTGTTTTTGGGTCGCCACTGACGGTTAAGAACCGCATATCATCATTTCAAAAGCAGGGCAGCGCAGGATATGCGCTTGTGATTGTCGATGAATGCCACGGCATTACACCGACGCTCAGAGGCATCATTGACGCGATGAGGGACGCCAACCCCAACTTGCGCGTGTTGGGCCTGACAGCAACGCCATATCGCTTGGGTGACGGCTATATCTTTCGCCAGTGGCCAGACGGGAAGGTAAACACAGAAGAAACAAGCCGCGACCCGTATTTCATGAAGTGCCTTGTGCGTGTTGACGCGCGGTTCTTAATTGATCAAGGCTATCTTACGCCGCCTGTCATTGGGTCAATCAATGCAGAAGGCTATGACACAAGCAAGCTAGTTGCGAACCGTGCTGGAAAGTTTGACGCTGCGGCCATCGATCAAGCCTATCATGGACATGGCCGCAAGACGGGTGCAATTGTTGCTGACGTTGTGTCAAAGGCTCGTGACCGCAAAGGCGTTATGTTCTTCGCCGCTACGGTAAAACATGCAGAGGAAATTATGGCGTCATTGCCGCCTGAATTATCGCAGATTGTCACCGGGGAAACGCCAAAGCAAGAACGCGCTACAATCTTGCGGCGGTTCAAATCGCAGCAAATAAAATATCTAGTCAACGTGTCAGTGCTAACAACTGGCTTTGATGCGCCGCATGTGGATCTTATAGCCATTCTGCGCAAGACTGAAAGCGTTGGGCTATTGCAACAAATCATTGGTCGCGGCTTGCGTCTCGATGATGGCAAGATAGATTGTCTTGTGTTGGATTACACCACAAACCTTGATGACCATTGCCCAGATGGTGACCTGTTCGCGCCCGTCATTAAGGCCAAGAAAGGCAGTGACGGTGAGGGCGGCAGCGTCAAGGCTTGCTGCCCTGATTGCTCACATGAAAACGAGTTCAGCGCTAACATCCAGTATATCGAATATGAACGTGACGAAGCAGGATATATTCTTGACCTTACAGGCCAACAAGTAATGACCGATTACGGCCCTGTGTCTGGGCATCATGGGCGGCGCTGTGTCAACTATTTGCAGACAGGTCCACAAGGACAATACGAGCGCTGCGGCTATCGATGGACTAGCAAGGAATGCCCCGAGTGTTGGCATCCAAACGACATCGCGGCGCGATATTGCAGCGAGTGCAAAGCGGAGATTGTGGACCCTAACGAAAAGCTGGTGATGGAGTTCAGGGCGCTAAAGCGTGACCCCAACAGATTACAAACGGATAAAGTCATATCAATGACGTGCAAAGATGGCGTGTCACAAAGCGGCAATAAGACGATCCGCATTGAATGGGTGACGCCATACCGTCAGCTTACAACGTGGGTCATGCCAGAAGGCAAACACAGTCAGGCCATGCGTGACTTTCAAATGTGGGGCGAAGCGTTAAAGGGCGGGGATGATATGCCCGCAACAATAACATACAAAAGAGAGGCTAGCGGGTTTTACCGCATCGCGGCATATAACAGGCCAGCGGATACCGAACCAGAAGGGATGATAAAATGAAACGAAGCGATTTTGATGATCTAGAAACCGCTGGCGTGTTGACGTTTGGCGACTTGGATTTCAGGGGGAAGTGTCCATCCGAGGGTCTGGAACAGGTGACATTCTTTAACAGGCTGCGCACAGATTATCCTGATACGTGGGGCGCAATTGCTGTGCATCCGCGCAATGAAGGCCAGCTAATGGGCGGTCAGTTTTCCAGTATGTCAAAGCAGAAAGCAGAAGGAATGACGGCAGGTGCGGCTGATATCGTTATCCCCGGCGCACCCGCTTTTGTTTGTGAGATGAAGCGCCAAGACTACACAAAGAGCGCTTGGCAAGATGGGCAAATAGATTATCTGATTGCGTCGGCAAAATGCGGTGCTTTTGTCTGTGTTGCTTTGGGGTATGTCGCGGCATGGCAGGCGTTTGAATATTATCTAACAAAAAAAGCCGGTGGTTGATAAATCAGAGCCACCGGCAGTTTAAGATGAGCGGACGGCGTGTGTTGTTATAGTATCTTCTCAACCCTAACGCCAAGAACGCCGCGAAACATGGCGCGACGGGTTGTAAACTCACCGTGTTTCTGTGCGCTGGTTTTCAGGCGGTTCTGCAAGTCGCGAATATCGCCAGACGTAAGAGGGAAGAAATCCCGATCACCGGGCTGCATTGCGTGAAATGCGTATTTGCGCGGTCGGCCTGCTTTGTTGGTTAGGGTCATCGGCGCGCGTTCCATATCTCGCGGCCCGCTTCTGTGATGTGTGCGAATCCCTGATTGTCTTCGCGCACCCATCCGCTTTTAACGCAGGCTTTAACCACGCCGAATGGAAGTTCTGTGCTGTAAAGCGCGTCAACAGATAGACGTGCGAGGCAATCCATTTCTGGCGCGTTAGGGATGCGCCCTGCTGCTTTATATTCCATTTTCTACCACCTCAAATCCAAAGGCGCACATCGGGCAATCAATGCCTTTCGCGTCTGCCAGTTTCTTGATAGCTGCGTACCATCGTGGGGGAATAACACCCGCCGTTCTGATGTGCCGCAGGTTGCGC